GACATGGTGGCGGCGCGGAACGCGGCCTTGATACGGGCGCGATACTTGTCGTCACCCTCTCCCGCCTTGCGGTCTACGTCTACGAGTTCCCCGAACTTGTCGAGATCATCACCTGACGCACTGCCGATGTGTTGCTGGTTGTAGATTTCTTCCAGGTCTTTATCAGTGCGGTCGAGTTCGGACAGCAGGGCCTCGAACAGGCGGTGCATGGTGGAGTTCGGCGCAAACTCAATGGCGCTATCGAACTCCTTCTCGGCCTCAGTGATGTTTCGTCCGTCTTCAATGCGGTCGTAAGTATGCGTCATGGTTTACAGTTCTCGCGTGTTGATAGTGATGGATGCGTCAGTCGCGTCAGTCTGTGCAACCTCATTGGCCCCTACGTCCACGACTTCCAGGCCATCAACGGTCGTGAACGATGGCGTCGTCTCGATGGGTGACCCGTCAACGGACTGGTCGAGGCCGATAACGCCTGTGTCGTCGCCCACGATAATGTCGCGGAGCACGTCGATGCGAACGTTCTCACCGACACCCAGGCCGACGACATCACTACCGTTGACAAGTGTGCCACCGATGTATTGTACGATGTCGTTGCGCAGGGCTTCCTCACCGATGTACGATTCGTCTACCACGAGGTCGAGCGTCATGTCGATGTCCACTTTCGTGGGTCGCGTCCACTCGATACTTCGCTGTTGACCGCTCACGTCGCTCGTAATGGTGTATTCGGTTCTCGTTCCGTGTGCACCACCGTAGTCGCGTGCCGTGATGGCTTTCGTATCGAAGATGGTACGTGCCACGTCCTCGTCGTCACCACCGTAAACGACAGCCTCGAATGAGTGGGGTGGCAGACCGCCAGAGACAGTGTTGTCATTGTCAGTCTTGTTCTCGTAGACGGTGACACTGGAGACACCCTGTGTGTTGTTGATGAGGGCCGCGACGAGGGCGTCGTGGGTTGCCTTCCCACCACCAGTCACGGCGTCACGGGCACGATCACGGAGTGCCTGATCGGATTCACGTTCTTCACCGATGACGAACTGCTGTTCGTTGGTGTCGCGGTAGTCCATCGTCCCCGTCGGGTACAGGTTCGTGGCCGTGTCAACACCAGAGGGCGGACTGGGCAGTACCGTGAGCGTGTTCGGGCCGACGTTGCCTACCGTGCCACCACGGACACAGCGGATGTTCGCACTCACGGAACTGGTCGTGTACCAGTCGAACTCCTTGGTGGCATTGGCGTCTCCACTCTTGAAACCAGGGCCACCGAACGTGTAGGTCGCGTCGTTGGCGGAGAGTGTTGCCAGTTCGTTGTCGTTGGGATCGTAGACCGTGACTGAGATGTCCTCAGTGATGTCCCAGTCCCACTCGATTTCGTGGAAGGAACCATCCGACCACGTGGCGGCGGCAGTGTCCAGTACACTGTCCACGGAGTCACCGACGACGGTTTCGAGGCGCACCTCGTCGGCGGTGCCGTCAGCGACAATCTGGTAGTAGTCCGTCGCGTCACCAGGCTGGACTGCGAACGTCAGGATGGGTACCGTGTTCGAGTCGGGACGAACGTAGGCGTGGAAAGTCGTGCCCTGCTGGAGTTCTATGTCATCGTTGTAGATGTGTGCCCCATTTGTTGCGTCCAACTGGAGCACGTTGTCACCGAGTAGCGCATTACTGTCGGTAATGACAGATGCGCTCCCTGTGTCGCCAGAGTATTCAGCAACGTCACCATCAGTAAACGCATCGATGAGTTCGAGCGCGATTGATTCAGTCGTCTCAAACTCGACGGGGGAATCGCTATCAGTCTGCACCTGCGTCCCGCTCTGGATCACGTAATCTTGCTCGACGGGGCCAGTGGCGTTGAATCGCTCGACGCCCGTTGCATGAATGGCAGGACGGCGCTGGATACCGATAGCCTCAACTACGCGGTCGAGGTCAACCCCCGTCGCCGTGTCGAGAAAGGCCGACTCATATACTTCTTCGAGACTCTGCTCCGTGTTGTCAGCGAGGACAGTCGCCAGAACCTCCGTGAGCGTCGAAAAGACGCTGGATTCAGTAAGGTCGATGTCCTCACCGAACTCTGCTATGAGTTCGTCTTCGAGGGCGGTGCGAATCTCATCTGCTGTCAACTGTCTGTAGTTTCCGTTTACGATAGGCATGTATTATGCACTCAGTTCGAGGGTGAAATCTTCGTTTTCTACCAATTCTACTCTGACGCGGACGATACCAGATTCTTCGTTGTACTCGGTAACGTTGACCGTCCGCATCTCACCAACTTGTTCGTCTCTCGCCAGCGCGTTACTGACACGTTCTTCCAGTAGCCCGACGTTGCGGCCAGTAAGTCCTTCACCGATGAAGTCTTCGAGCACGTCCAATGCGTCCAGTGCGACGGACTGCTGGAGTTGCTCAAAACCACCGACCGTGGCGATGTCGCCAGCGGCGTCAATGTAGATGTCCTTGTCCTGATTCAGCCGAAGATCGGTTGGGTAGTCCATTATTGTTTCACTCCGTCAATATATACGTCGCCATCAGAAGCACTTTCGATGAGCACATCGCCACTCGCAGTGACGGTCACATGTGCGCCAGTTTTATTACCGACACGCATATCACCAGGTTCATAGTCTGGTAGGTCGAGATCATTTTTGTCGATGCGGTCAACAGCATACCACGATCCGATGACCCACGGTTTGTCAGAGTCACTGAACAGGACGGCAACGTCCGTGCCCTCCTCTGGCACCCATATCGAGCCGTGCATTGGCGTGATAACGGGCGCGAGGTGGGGTGCTTCGTCGCCGTAGACCTTGATTTTGACAGTGTGAAATCCGTTCTCCTCACTGTTGTTGGCCTTGGCATCCACAACACGTGCCTTCTGTATGGGAAGCGGGACCTCACTCTTGATAGTCTCTGGATCAGCGTCGTGCGGATTCGAGGTATTTGAACGCCCCATCTATGCCTCCTTGTACTCGGACTCGATGTTGATGTGCCTGTCCTCGACGGTCATGCTAACGCCCAATTCTGTCTTGTACACGTCATCTGCCTTGCGAATGTGCTTCACGCCGTTGACCTCCCATGTAACGGGCGGTGTGTCGGCGTTCGTATAGGTATCGTTACATGCTGGAGTGGCCACGAGATAGTCATAGGGCATGATGTGTGGCTCACCGCGCAGTTGCATCGATCCCTCGGTCTGCTCTGCAATGTGCTTTCGGAACTCACGTTTGGCCTGCTGGCGGGCCTGGGTGAGGAAAATCTTGTCGCTTTCGATGGGCTGTGCAGTGTACTCATAGCCACCAGCACGTTCCAGTAGCGGTTCGTACGTGACCTTCACCCACGGATATTCCTCAGTGTACAGCCCTGGCGCGGCGGCACCAGAGATAGATGGATACCGCTCGAACAGCGTCGTGGACTCCCCATATAGGTAGAGCGTGTTGAACGGCTTGATGTCGGCCAGCGCGTTGTTGTTGAGGATGTCTACGGTAGAGTAAATATTGTAGTTGTGTGGGGGAAGATAATCGCCCACCTCGTCACCCTCTTGGATATTGTCGAAGCCCAAGAAGTCAGCAGTTTCGAGGATGTCATTTTCTTCGAGGAAGTCCTGTGCCGCCTCGCTCTCCTGTAGTGACTCATTGCGTGCTTTCGCCTGCACTTCACCCCACTGTTCGAGAGTGCTCTGGTTGTCGGCCACGAAGTAACGCCGCTCGTAATTGCCCTTCTTGTTCTGCCCGCTCTTAAATGCGGTGGCATCGATGCTCAGTACGGGTCCTTCTGGGGCAGGCTCGAACCACCAGCGAGCGTCGATGAGGTTGGCGAACCAGTCCATCAGGTCTACCATGTTGTGGCGGTTGTTCTGGAACCGCTTTTGCGATCCGAGAAGTCTATCGATGAAGATGTCAGCAACGGACTCTAATATATTACCGACTAATCCAGGTACGGGAACGCGAAACGACCCGATGATGGGAAGATTACCCGTGACGGCAAATCCTTCTGGGTCTACCTCACGTACGTCCCGCCGCTTCTCCTTCGGTATTTCCTGTTTTCCCACGAAGGAGACGGGTATTGGACCATCGAAGATAGACCGTTTCTCCAGCCCTACAGGATCACCGTCATTGTCAGTACCACGAAGCATAAAGTCGATGACAGTACCCATAGAGGGTTCAGACCAGTTTTTCGATACCTGGATGCCCTGCATCAGATCGGCTGGATCGTACACCCAGAATTTCCCAACACCCTCAGTGTTTGCTGGTCCGACGCCGCCGACGTAGCCGTAGTGGGCAGTCACCCACTCGTCAATGTCATTGTCAAAGAAGAAGATGCGGCACTCGTCATACGGGTCGTTCTGCTCCGCCAGATTGTTCTGGCTGTTGAACCCATTGATGTATTGGATAATGGAGTGGTCACCCCACTCGAATGGGAACTTGATGCGGGCAGTCCGTGTCATGTCAGCGGGTCCGTCTTTGTTGATCCATTCAGTCACTTCCGTGACGGGGATACGAATCCACTGTTCTTTCTTCGTCTCGTATTCGTCGCCAGCCTCCACTTCCTCACCGACGACGAGTTCTGCACCATCTTCAAGCAACTGTGCATCGTC